GCTATCATCGCCAGCGCCGCACGACTTTCGTCATGCGTCGTTGCGTGTACCTGCCGGAGTCGAAAGGTACCTGAACAAGTTCAGGATCAATCGATTGATTCCGAAAAGAAGCCCGCAGGCGGTCGGCCCGACCCTCAGTGAAATACCTGAGAAGTCGAATCCAACCATCTGAGTCTTCACGGTAGTCAACAGGGACTATACATCGAACGTATCTCTCGACCTTTTGCAAGGCACGATTGAAACGTGTACGGATAGTTTGTCGACCATGGTAGGTGCTTCGCAAACAAGGACATGAGTCGTTAGACTCAGGACCTGGGATACTACCGTAAAGGTGGTATAACATGTCATACAAGACATTGTAAGTGAAGTACCGTTTCTTATCGTAGAAAGCATTAGCGTAGCTAATGTAACTACAATATGATCCGGGCGAAGGGGACGTTGTCCACCCAGCACGAATTCGAACTGGGGTGACACTGGAGCCTGCAAAGGCATCCATGCCACACGACTCTTTGAAGAGTCCGTGGATACAAGACTTGTCGCGATTGACCATTAGGCCAAAGCGTTCAAGTTGCGTTATCACTGCGTCGGCGCAAGCCGTTGGTATGATAACATCGTCGCCGTACACTGAGATATCCTTACGGAGATCTCTGTCGGTAATCGCTAAACGGGTAAGGAGCCAGACTACACACGCTAAGACAGGGAAGCATAATGCCGACCCCATCGGTGCGTATTTCGTCAGGTTTAGTATCCTGCCATCCGGCAATTGTGTAGACGTACTTCTGCACGCTAACAGAACATTGGTTAAATGTTCTGGAAACAACAGACGAACTAGATCAACATGCACGCGGTCCGAGGCCTCCTTGAGGTCCAGGGTAGCGTGGCTACCAGTGATCGACGCATTAAGCGCACGGTCACGGTTGATCTGTTGATCGATAAAAGACACAGATCCTCTTGTGAGGGGATGTGTCTCGAGGATGCGAGTAAGCTCTGACTTAACGCCTTGTTGAATCCATTGAAAATCAACGGGTTCACAGGATATAAGTCTAGGGCCACGAGAGTCTTTAGGAACGAGTAAAACTCGAGCCGGAAGACTGTGTTCGGAGATGGCACTATAGCCATCATAACTATCGCAGACATGCCCGGCGGAAGCGTAGAAATACGCGTCCAATGGGAATATTTCTGTGATAGATGCACTAACGTTCGTCCACTTGAACTTCTCAGAGCCCTGTTGCTTGGTAGCAACAGTGCCTGGTCCGTGCTTGGGAACGACGTTAGATACGCTGAACGATCGGAAGATATCATTTAATGTGATCCTTCCTTCGCGGACTGTCCTGAAACACTCGGCAACGGCGTTATGGGGTTCAGGTTCGTTTTTGAGCCACTCTGGATACTCCGATATGGAGTAATCTTTAAGTAAGCTTTTGACGAACTCGGTTCCCAATTCGCCTCGACGAGTGCGCAGGCAGTAGTCATCAATATTGGCAGCAATAAAGCTAAACCAACTATTGAGTCTCGTAAGGTCTGCCTCTGCATTTTCAAATGCACTGATGACCTTATGTTCTTGTACTTCTTCATAGGGAAGTTTGAGCTTATAAAATAAGCCACAAATCTCTCTAAGAATACCGACGCTATTCGCGTCTGGATTGTGGAGGATAGCCCCGTCACTATCAAATACTAGTCCGAAGAGCTCACCGAGAAACCTCGGAAGCTTACTACCAGGCAAGGGTTTAAACCCTATACTGTTAGCGTCGAACTTGTACTTGAGAGCCAGCGCCTGATCAAGGTGCTTGCCAAGACGTGGTAAGGTTTTCGTTAGAAAGCCTAAACCCTCCTTGCCTAAACGCTTATCTATCTTATCGATAGTTAAACGCATGGCACGTTTGTTAAACACTTCTCCGAATGACGCATTCGCATCATGGAGAAGTCCGACGATGATACTTTTGTATGTGTCATCAAGGCTATTAGCGACAACCATATGGTATGTCTCCTTGGCCACTTCGGACTAAGCCCCATGAGGGTGAAGAGAACCCAACGAATACACTGCGGTGTATGTATCCTACGAAATAAGTTCGCAGAACACAATGACAGCAGGAACCTTTATTTGCTAAATCCTCCTTTAGAGAGGAGTAGCTATTTAGGTTAGACAACGGCGCCCGCTAAAAGAGCGACAGCTCCGTTGCCTGTGCCATCGTAGAGAAACGTATTTGTACCCAATGTGGATACAACGGACGTAAGCTCTGCGAGAGCATCCTTCACATCTGTAAT